GCTATTTATGCCCATGGAGAGTTATTTTGACTGCGCCTTTAACTGGCGTGCCGACATTTGTCTGGCGAATTTGAAGTTAAATTCACAATCAATTTCTTATTAGTTGTATATGTTAGTTGTATGGGAGTATTGTATCTCCCATATGAGTATGAAATAGAGTTGTACGTGAGTTGTTTTACTTCGTACCAATCTCATTTATGATTCGTATATACCACTTTTCAATCATATTTTTGACTATTAGTCTTCTGAGAGTGTGTAGGGAGTATTGCATCTCCTCCATCTCTTCTTAGAGTAATATTCATACTGCTATATGTTTATTTTTCTTCAAAATGCGTTCGTATGATTTTGCGTTAACAATCAACCCCCACAGACCCTAGTGAGGTCTTTAATCTTACACAATTTTGACACTGCCTAGTGAGCAGTATAAACTTACACAATTTTGAATGGTGTCTTTACGACATCCATTGTTAGGTTGAAGATGAAGCTTAATTCCCTTCCTGGGTCTTTATCCTTCATTTAAACACATTTTTAGAAATTTGTTTTCGATCTTCTCAGATTGGATCATCTTTCTCCTTATTAATCATTCCCTTAAGGAATGTTTCTTACACAATTTGTAAGCATCCCTCGTGAGGATGTTAAACTCACACAATTTTGAACCCGCAGTACATTGGATTTTTCCAATGTATTGCACAATTTTGAAACCTGTTACGTAGTTTTGCTAGAACCATAGTAAGTCTACTTATAATTGTTTAATTTTGAATCTGAGAGCAGATTTGTGGTGAGGTCGAGTACTGACCCGGCAAACTGACGCGTTCCTAAGCAAGTGAACAATAGGCTATTTTATCCCTAAAGTAACTTCGCTTATACGTACTTTATTTTTAAAGGAAAGGTCCCCGGTTAAGAAAACCGAGTAATACACAAATTAGGGGTAGCTCGCCCTGAATGTAAACTCAGATGATAGTTATCCCAATTTTTGTAGCAATTTTGGTTACCTCTATTTCCCGGCCACGATAATCCACCTGGTCAACATCCCCCCCCCTAACAAATTATGTTCACTCAAATTATTAATTACGTGTGAACTGTATTGAGCATGACAAAACGAACAATGTTTCAACAAACATTCGCAGCAACCATGAAGTCTTTCAAACGAAAGCTCATAATAAACGGTGTTAATGACGTTATTGATAGTACTATTGATGACTCTATACTTTCTTCAGAAGTTAAAATGTCTGGATTAGGTATAAAAATTACACTTGGCGACTTCTTGTACCAATTGATACATTTAAGCATTGGTATTAAGAATTGTACTTCTATTTTGGAGTTCATAGATGCGGTATACAATTGTCTTGCCGCTTTGATGCAAAAAACACATCTTGAGATGATTAAGACATTTAGCAAGTATATTGCTAAATTGTTTATGCTTGTTTTTGATAGAGATTTTACTGCTCTTTCGCAGTCTTCTGATATGAAAGAAACTAAAACTTTCATAAAAGAACTTAGATCTATTACTGGCAATTTTGAAAAATTTCAAGAGAGTGAGTTTGCTCGAAGAGGTATGACTTTTCTTGCATTTGTCTTAACTTTACCCCTATGTAAAAAACATAATATAGGTGGTGATTGGTTAGGTTTTGAGGAACTCGCTTTACGCGATATGGAACGTCAAAGGAAGAAACAACATAAATTCAGCTTTAGTGTTGGAGTTATTGATTCTACCTTGTTCCTTACTGAAAAACTAATCGAGTTTACTATGACAAAGGATGCTAGTCGTATACTTTATGATGACGAAATCCTGCGTAAATATAAAAGATTTCTTAATTGGGTCTTATTTTATCAGGATAAATTAGATTTACTTTCCTCAGAGTTCTATGTTGATTTCGATACTGAAGAACAAACTGTTCAGAAATGTACTTTACGTAGTTTTCTAGCTACAATCGAAACATTAGAAAAGTTAAATAAGGATTTAAAAGGTTGTTTTACTGACAAAACTATTTGTGGTAAATTAAAATCTGAATTAGATCAATTAGAATTAGCAAAACGTAAAGTTTTGTTTAAAATGAATGTAGATCGTGAACGAGATGCTCCATTTGCGATTGGGTTAATCTCATCGCCTGGGGTTGGCAAATCTCAAATAGCTCTACGTTTATTGAAAATACACTCTGATTTTCGCCAGGCAACTGGTCGTCAGAGTCATTCTTTTGATCCTAAATTAGTTTATAATTACAATTATAACGATGAATTCATGTCTGGATTTACATCCGCTCATGATGCAATCGTTGTAGACGATCTTGGTCAATTCAATAAAGCTATTACTGAAGCTCGAAAGGGTGAAGCTATGGCTGAATTGATTGGTTGGATTAATCCAACTCCTTATGTTACTAATCAAGCTGAACTTGAGAATAAAGGAAGGATTCCTTTTCTTTGTCATTCTGTTTTAATAACTTCTAACTTTAAAGATATGGGCTTGAATAAAGTCTATGAAACTGGTGGCGGCATATACCGTCGTATACCTTTAGTTTTTGTTAGAGTTAAAGAAGAATTTAGAAAAGAAGGTGAGTCTCAATTATTGGGTGATCTCAACAATCCTCATAATCAAGACTTATATGAATATATTGTCCGTAAATACGTTAATGTTGACGGGGCTAATATTCAAAAGACTTGGGATCCTGACTCTAAGGAATGGATCGGTAATACTTCTTCTAAAATGGTTTTAAACCCTATGGTTCGTCCTATGGATATTTTTGAGTTTAGTGCCTTTTATAGAGATCACTTTTTAATTCCTCATTATAGCCAAATAGACCGTGCTAAAGTGTCTTCTAACTATTTTTTGAAGTCCGGTCCTTGTAGTATTTGTAACATTACTAAAGTTTTTTGTAAGTGTTCAGTAACTCAAAGTTCAAATGAACGTGAATTACCACACCATCGAGATACTATTGTTGATGATGATGAACCCTCAATGGGTCATTGCGCTCTTTTAGAGTACCAATATCAACATAGTAGTGAGTACTTAAATCGCCTTGTCACTTTTGGCATAGCGTGTACTATATTACCTTTCTTAGTTTTTTCAGATGTTTGTTCTCATTTAATTGGTTTCTCCCCTATTAGAAATTTTATCCAAAATTGGATACATTTGCCACTTTTAGATGCAGTGGAATATTTAATAGTTGGGAGTTATTCACCATGGGACTTTGATGGAAAATTTATGTCTAATCAAAGGAAGCGTCTTTACAGTTATCTTGTAAGTGCGCGTGAAAGAACAAGTGGCACTGATTATTTATTGGCTTTAATCAGACGTCAACGCCGTAGCTTTCTTGTTAAAGCTGGTGTTGCCACTATCATGGGTCTAATGTCGATTTATGTTCTTCATAATAGCTTTGCTTCTCGAAGTGAAGATGAAGAAGAAGAAGACCCTGATGAAATTATTGAAGAACAACGAGAGGAGAACCCCAATCCTCCCGCTGTAAGCCAAATGGAATCTCTGAAGAAAATATCAGAAGAGAAAGACTATTGGAGTCCTGGTTACCAGGATATGTCTAAATTTGATGGCTCGTGTAAAAACGTTACATTAACACAATTGAAAAATCTGTTACCTCGTAATATACTATTAATACGTATTGAGAGTAAAACTAAATTATTTAATGTTAATGTGTTAGGTATTAAAGGAATGTTTGGAATTTTTCCAAAGCATACTTATTTAGTAATGAAAAAGTATGGTTTTAATTTCCGTTATGATATCTATCGTCATAATTCCAAGACAAACCTTGGTTCTTCTTGTTTTAATATTATTTTAGACGAGACCTGTTTCATAGATCCCGATGATGGATCTGATTATGTATTTATTAAACATGCTGCATTTGGAACGTTTCGAGATATTTCGAAATTTTTCCTCACACAGCGTTTTAATGGTATTACTAAGGGTGTTGCCATCGGCAGAAATGCTGAAGGTGATATTTTAGAAGTTGAGATTATGGGTTTAACAAGTAAACTTGCTAATTATCATGATGTCGAGCTAAACAAACACTTTGAATATCCTGCTTATTTAGCTTATGCTAAAGAAGCTACTAATCCTGGTTTTTGTGGTGCTCCATATATAATTCAAGGTCAAAATGGTTTTGCCCTTGCAGGTTTTCATGTTGCTTATTCTGCAGATCGACATTTAGTTTATTGTACTACTATTCTTCAAGAACAGTTATCTGTTATTGATAAGCAATTCAATATTGCTTCGTTTAATGGAATAGAATTACAAGAAACTTATGCGACAACACAATCTCTTTTTGTTGAAAAGGAGCTACACAAAAAGAGTGCTTTGCGAGACATTAAAGAACAATGTTCTTTACATGTGTATGGTAATTTAAATTTACCAAATCCCGCTTTGCGCACTTCAGTTTGTGGTACAATTATGCAAAGAGATGTTCTGGAGTATCATAATATGATATTACCAGATTTTGTTAGTCCAAAAGGTGTTAATTCTAAAACTTGCCTTAAAAATACTATTGCTAAGATGGGTGTTAAATCTAGCATTCCTCCTGGTCGTATAGATAGAGCTGTTACAGCCCTAACTGACCATTATAAGGATGTTATAAAAGAAAACCACATTGAAATTCCTAGACCTTGTTCTTTGGATATTGCAGTAAATGGTTTAGATGGGTTATCTTATGTAAATAGATTGCCAATAAAAACATCTGGAGGCTTTGGACATAGAGGTCCAAAGAGTAAATACCTAATTTTGGGAGAACCTTGCGATGATCATGATACTTATTATTCATTGAATGATGACGTGTTATCGGAGGTTAACCGTGCTCTGGAGAGAGCAGCCCGTTTAGAATCTACTCAAGCAGTTTTTGATATGAATTTCAAAGATGAACCTATATCTATTGAAAAGGTTTTAAAAGATAAATGCAGAATCTTCAATTCTGCCCCATTATTTTTCTCAATTATTATGAGAATGTATTATTTAAATTTTATTCCTTTATTCTATGGTAAATATAGACACTTGTTTGGTTGTGCTATGGGTTGCAACGTATACGGTAAAGATTGGACAGTTTTTTATAAACATATTGTCCGCTTTGGCTCTGACCGGATCATTGCTGGCGATCACGGGTCCTTTGATAAAAGGATGCAAGCCGACATGATTTTAGGAGCATTTCGAGTTCTGATAGGGCTTGCCAAAGACTCTGGTTATTCAGAAGAAGAGATTAATATAATGACAACTATTGCCACAGATTCTTCTTTTCCGTTGACCAATGCTTTTGGTGCTTTAGTACAATTTTATGGTACTAATCCTTCAGGGATGCCTCTCACTACTATTATAAATTCTATAGTAAATATATTATATATTATGATTTCTTGTGAGATAATTGCCGAGGAGGCTAAAATGCCATTTTACTACGAAAGGTTCTTTTCAGACTATATTTCGTTGTTGACAAATGGTGATGATAATATAATGTCATCAAATGTCGACATTTTTAACCATTCTAGTTTAGCTAGTACTCTTGCCAAATTTGGTTTAGAATATACTATGGCTGACAAAGCATCGGCGTCCGTTCCTTTTATAGATATAATGGAAGCTGGTTTTTTGAAAAGGTTTTTCTGGAAAGATAAAATTCGGAAAGGTCTGGTAGCAGCTCCTCTATTAGAGGAGTCTATAATCAAAATGACTACAGTTTGTACTCGTTCTAAAACTATTTGTTTCGAGCAACAAAATGCAGAAATTATTATGGCTGCCAGTCGTGAGTATTTTCAATATGGTAAAAAGAAATTTAATGAAATGAGGGACTTTTTTGAACTCATTTTACAAAAATATCATTTATATCCATATTTACCACAAGCGCATTTAGACACTTGGGAGGAATTATCAGCAAGTATTTTTGATGATGAACCTGCTGTTACTCAATCGTCTAATGTTATGGACTATCTTAGCTTAGAATGTGGCTGTTTAATTTCGGTGAATAGTTATACAATAGTACGAGAACTTAATTGTACTCGTTGTCATTGTGATCATCTCTGGTTAATGTGTGGCGATGATATTTCACACATATTTCTATCTGACAGTGACACTGATTATAGTGAAAGCGAAACGGATGAAAATTTCGATATTTCCAATTTCGAAGCTGGTCCGCCTGCGGTTTCACAATCGTCAGACATATTTTGGGACATTTTAGATATTAGCTTTAACCAAACAGATTAGGTTGCTTTGTCCGAAAAGACTTTAAACTATGCGTGCTAGAATCACGTTAAACTAGGTAACCTTCCCGCGCTACAGCGCGTCAATCTATTGAGTTATGGCTAATTCTATACTTCTCCCCGACGCAGTACGTCATAAAACATACTCACCCGAAATTATTTCGAAAGTCCGTGAAATGACTTTTGAACAGATTAAACTCCTTCACGATATGTACCTTGTTGATAATTCATTAACATTGGGGAACGTTATCGAGTTGGTTTATGGAAATCCGACTGACACTTTTTATTCACAGTCTAGTGCTGTGGAAAAAGAGGGTCAGACGGACACAACGAACGAAGTTGAGGAAAATGTTCATTTTGCCGATGCTGAGATCGAAACCGATCTCATGTTAGGCAATATGAAAATCGACTCATCTTACAATGATGGTTATCAAGATAATGGGAATCTTGTTAACTTTCTCTCTAGACCTGTGAACATATACACTATTACTTGGCTACCGGATTCTGTTACTCCATTTTTTGATGTTATTAATCCATGGGAATTATTTTTAAGTGATGCCCGTGTTGTTAATAAAATCGAAACCTTTAAATTACTACATGGTACTTTAAAGATAAAAATTGTTGTTAACGGTTCACCTTACCATTATGGTCGTGTATTTGTTGGTGTGCGACCCACTGCATACGATAATAATACCGTTGATGTGGATCCAGCAACTCCTGTCACTACCACTAATTATTATGATACTGGTCTGGCAGCGCACAAACCGTACACTGCCGCTCAGACACTTTATTCTCAGCGTCCGCACGTATTTGTGGATCCAGCTACTAATCAACCATCTCATATTGATTGGCCTTTCTTTTCATCGGCCAATTATCTTGATTTGACTAATACTACCTGGATAGACCGTATGGGCAGACTTGAGATCTGGGAGTTAAATACTCTCAGACATAATAATGGTGCTTCAGATCCATTGACCATCAATTTTTATGCATGGATGGAAAATGTTACACTGACAGGACTTACACAGGTCGAACCCGCCTTTTCACAATCTAGTAATGTGAAAAGTGGGGGTAAATCAGGGAAAAAACTTACTAATTCTAATGGTAAAGACGAGTACGCCAAATCTGGCATATTATCTACTCCAGCTTCTGCTTTATCTAGTTATGCAGGTTATTTTACTAATATTCCTTATATTGGTAAATACGCCATGGCAACTAAAATGGCAGCAGGTTCTATAGCAGATATAGCTAGACTTTTTGGTTTTGCTCGTGCGCCTATTATTAATGATGTCACTACGGTAAGACCACAATTCTTATCTAATATGGCTAATTATTCAGGCGGCGATGCCTTAATTAAATTAAGTTTCGACCCTAAACAAGAGCTCACTGTTGACCCATCAACAGTTGGGCTCGCACAAGATGACCAGATGTCATTCGGATACATTTGTAAGAAGGAAGCTTTGGTCGATAAGACAGTATGGGCTAGTTCCTATACACCTGGGCAATATTTTTATGCAATTAAAGTTAATCCTCTAGTTGCGCCTAAAAATGGTACTACCTCGTCTGCCGTAACTTGGCAGACTCCAGTTAGTTTCGTTGCTAGGCCTTTTAAATATTGGACTGGGTCTTTGTGTTATCGTTTTCAAATAGTAGCTTCAGCATTTCATCGCGGGAGAATAGCCGTTGTATACGAACCATCTGTTTCGACCGATGTCACTCTAAGATATAATTCACGTTATGTTCACATATTAGATCTGGCAGAGGCGAAAGATTTCAAAGTAGAGGTGAAATGGTCACAAAGTTTAACGTACCTCTACGTCTCAGGGAACAGCACAAGTGATACTGAGCAAGGTGTTAATGCCTTTGTCTTTTCGGATTTTGCTTGTAATGGCACTTTATCATTAGTCGTTGTTAATGAATTAGCAAGTGCTGAGACAATAGCAAATGTAGACATTAATGTTTATATATCTGCTGGTGATGATTTTCAGGTACAGGACCCTGTTACCGCTTTGAGTAATTATGCTTATTCTAATGGTGTGTTAACACCAGGTCCACCTGCTTCATCTCAATCAGAGATTATTACGAAAGATGAAAATATGCCGGAGCAAGATACTTGTTATATTATTAACGGGTCTCACACTCCAGTTAATCCTTCTCGTAATCTTGTATACTTTGGCGAGCAAGTCGTCTCAGTACGTTCCCTACTTAAGCGTTACTGCTACCACAGGACTTTGACACGTATAGATCTTGCGTCTGGTACTACCCAACTTAATGAATATAATATGTTCAGTTATCCTGTTGGGCCAGGTGTCACGTATGGATCATCTGTCGCTGGTGATTTGACGGGTAATCTTTCTATACCATTTAATGTGTGTGCTATGACTTATATACGATATTTTGGTCAAGCATACATTGGATGGCGAGGGGGTATTCGCTATAAAGCTATTGTCGACACTTATTACGATCACGCAATCCTGCGTGTAGTTAGATCTTCACAACCTTTAGGTGCAGAGACTTTTTATAACCCCGTTTTAAAAGATAACCCTACTGTAACCCCTCGGTTAACTAATCAAAGAATACTTGGTTCTGGTTCATCTAGAGCTGTAGCTGGTACTTTGGTTGGTCATAGTAGTGTTAACCCTTCATTGGAGTTTGAATTGCCTTTCTATTCGCCTTTTAAGTACGCTGAGACAAATATGCCTAATGCTGATATCAGTAATCAAATGAGGGAAGATGGATCCTATTATCTATCCGTTGAACATACACCTGAAGACTCTCAGTCTAATATGATGGTACATATGTATTCTTCGGTTGGAGAGGATTTTACTTTCTTCTTTTTTATTGGTGCTCCACCATTAGTTTTCTCAACTACTATTACACAGGCGTAGGTTGTGTATAACGCTTATTATAAAAATGATCGCGGCGAGCCGATCATTCCAGTTTAATAACTGGTTTTTACTAATTGATACCTTTTGGTAGTTCCCACGTAAATATTACTTTCAAGTTTAGTTTTTTAATCTTGGTTCCATTTACGTGGGACCGAGAGGAGTTTTTTATAGACTTGCAACTTTATTTACGTGGGCTCTTAGAAGCTCACAAAT